GTTTTGTCTGTCTTGAACTTACCCATGAAAGTGATGCTACACTTGTAGAGAGTAGTAAATATATAACATGCGGCTGTCGATTTCATGTTCATCCAGTTTGCTGGAATCAATGGATACGCGAAAAACGTGAGGTTAGTAATCTAGAATTTCCATTCTGTCCAATTTGTCGCAAGAATTCACAGCATCCATCTATAGCTCCCGTCACTGAACCATTATTTTCTCCAATGACGTGGTTTTGTATATATGCTGTAATTTTAATTTTACTGAGTTCTATGGCAATTGTCGGTATTGTTCTTGCATCTTCTAGGCAGTGATTTTAGTAAATGATTCATTTAATTCTTTACACCTATCCATTTCATATTCTGGGTTCAAATGAGGAAACTTTATGTAAAATTCTTTTAGTTTTTCTTTTGCATCCTGTAATTTTTGAAGAATATCTACTTTTTTTGAACTAGTAGTCTTCCAACAAATTCCTTCTGTTTTAAATTCGATGGCAAAACGATCTCCATGTAATCCATTTGCTCTTACATACCAAATATGTTTAGGAATTTCATTTGGTTTTATATTACATTCTTCTGGAAGAATTACAGTTCTTATTTTTTTTGATTGATTTATATTTTGTTGTGATTGTGTAATTATTCTTAAATTTTCTTTTCTATTATCAAGCCCATTACGATTAATATGATCTACTGTTTCTTTTGCTCCTTTACCGTCAAATGTAATTTTATCCATAATAAGATTATGCAGATACAGTTCTAATTTAACACCACCATCCAAGTAAAATGTAGAACCAATATATTTTCCAGATGATAAATGCCAGGGTCTTTTCTCAATTTTTGGAAAATCTTCCTTATCAAATATAAACTTCACATCATCTCCATTATGTTGAATAGTACCAATAATATATTCTTTATCATTATATTTTACAAAATTATAGTCAATAATACCTGGTTTACGTCCTGAGTTACGATATCCAGTTTTATATTCCAGATCCATTGTGTTTTCTACAGAATGGATATGAAATTAATTATCAAATTTTATACGAAAACAATAACTATGAAAAAATTAAAACCACTAAGAACCGGAAACCCATGGGTGGTTTCACGCTTAGTTTGAGTAAGCAAGTCCACCCATGCCAGACATCACGCGAAGAACGTTGTAGTTCGTCGCATAGACGTAGACCGTGGAGGACGTCGCCGTGCCAACCGCGTTGTTAGATACCGTGAGGAGGAGCGTGGTGTTATCAATGCGTGATAAGTTGCACGTGCCTGACGGTTGGTGCTGCTCCGGCTGGAGGGCGAAGGAGTAGACGTTGATGCCAACAGACGGGATGTTGGTGTGGTGCTGGTACGGCTGGACCTCGTTGAAGTAGCGTCCCTCACGTACCTGGAAGCGGTCGTGACCGTTGAGCTGGATGAGCGCCGTTACGCACGGGTTGCCGCCCGCCATGCCCTCAACGCGCGTGACGGAGTAGCCAGACTCAAGGACTGACCGGTCCCACCAGTCAGAGAAGTTGAACGGCTGCTGTCCCTTCCACGGGTTGATGACGTTCGTGTCGCAGCTCGTGAAGGAGTCGCGCTGGACGACCCAGACAAGCTCCTTGCACGGGTGGTTGAAGTTCAGCTTGAGCTTGTTGGAGCTGGACGTGATGGATTCACCGCCCGTGAACTGGAGGACCTCAATCAGGTACTCGTGGGACACCTGCGCGAACTTGCGGCGCTCATCCGTGTCGAGGTAGATGTAGTCGACATACAGGGAGCACGCGACGAGTCCGTTGTTGCCAACACGGGTCTGGATCGCCGTCGTCGACGACGCCTGCGGGGTGTACGCCCAGCAGAGGTTCGTGAGGTCGTTGAACTGGAGGTTGATGCGGACCTCGTGGTACTGGAGCGCGATGAGCGGGAGCGCAAGACCAGGGTTGCGGCAGAACCAGAACTGGAGCGGTACATACAGCGTGTACTCAGGGGAGCAGTTGAGGACCTCGTTGGAGCTATTCGGCTCGCCGCCTGAGCAGTAGTTGTCGCAAGACTCGCCGCCCTGAACCAGCAGGTTCGTGAGCTGCGGGATGTTGCCCACCATCTTGGCATAGCCAGCCTGCTTGCCAGGCTCCTGCGTGAGCTCATTCCAGATGTGGAGCCACTGTCCATAGTGCTTGTCGATGCGCTGTCCGCCGATCTGGAGTTCAACCCAGTCGATGAGGTTGTGTCCAACCCAGTTGAGCCAGCGGAACTGGGCGCCAGAGCCGTCAGACGCAAGGAGGGAGACGCTCGGCAGCGTCGCCTGGAGGTACATACGGTAGATTAAGTCACCGTTGCGCTGGATCGTGCACGTGACCTGCTTGCCGAAGTTCGGCGCGCCGTTCCACGGGTTCTCAATCGCCTCCATGGCGAAGTTCGTGTGGCGACGGTAGACCACCTTGAAGAAGGTGATCTGGGGGTTGCCCGTGAGGTAAACATCCTGCGCGCCATAAGCTACAAGTTGCATAAGACCACCTCCTGTCATTTTAGTTTATAACCTCAACTTAGAAAATAATTTTGGCGCGAAGAGAAAAATTCTCTTTGAAGCCTAAACAGATTCAAGAAATCTGAATAGAGTTTAGTATGGGAGAACCCTACTTCAAAATAAGACCAACAAAGCGTTCTAATCCGGAGGCTCGTACTACGCTAGATGCGATTCACCAGGTAAAAATGTCCCAGCTTTTGGAACAAAAAGAGGGAGTTACTTCATTGAAACTACATGAAAAACAACTACTTCGAGAAATTGAGACATGTGAGAATATAATTGAACGAAATCTTAAGGAGAATAAGCTTCGCGAAGTGAAGCGTGAGATTCAATCAATCACAAAGGAGGAGGATATGTTGAACTATTTCTTGGAAACCGGCGATATACTTTATACGTATTATGATATCCAAGAGAAGATTCAGAATGGTGTAGAGAGTCTTCAAACCACCAGAAGTTATGTGAAGCCGGGGAGTGTCCTCGCGGCACTTCAAGAAGCGGCAGGTGAAACAGGAGTAGCCCTAGCGGAACTGAAAAAGGAGATAAAGGGTGAGAATTTACAGCGCGATAAACTCCTCGATAAATATCTACAGAAAGTTGACCCTGGACATGCACGAAATACATCGGTTGAAGCTGAAAGTGGATTTGGTCTATGTGATTTATGCTCAGCTGAAATGATTTTTAGTTCAAATGAAGCCATGTTTAGTTGTACAGCATGTGGAAATCAGGAGTTTGTTCTGATGGATAGTGATAAGCCGAGTTACAAGGATCCGCCTCGTGAAGTGAGTTATTATGCATACAAGCGTATTAACCATTTTAATGAATGGCTCGCACAGTTTCAAGCAAAGGAGTGTACCGATATTCCGCAGGAGATCTACGACCAGATTCTCCTTGAACTAAAAAAGGAGCGAATTACACAGCTTGAAGGTCTGAAGCCTGCGAAGATTCGGGAGATTTTAAAGAAAATCAAGGCGAATAAATATTATGAACACGTTCCTCATATTACAAATCGTCTCAATGGCAAGAATGCCCCTGTGATGAATCGTGAGATTGAAGAAAAGTTGCGGTATATGTTTAAGGAGATTCAGCCGCATTTTCAGAAGCATTGCCCGAAGGGACGGAGCAATTTCCTTTCATATTCCTATGTTCTCTACAAGTTCTGTGAACTCCTGGAACTTGATGATTATTTACCAAATTTTCCACTTTTGAAGAATCGTGATAAACTCTATACACAGGATAAAATCTGGCAAAAAATATGTGAAGACCTTGATTGGCAGTTTGTGAGGTCAATTTAAGACTCCGCCTGATACGGTATACGGATGCCCGAATAAAAAGTAGTCAGGTTTCTCTTTTATATTTCGCATGTCTAACTTTGTAGGAAGTGCATCCGTATTTCGCACTTTTTCAGGAACAAACTCATTTCGTATAAATGTGAGTTCATATACATGTGGTAAAAGAATTCCTTCTACCATTTGAATTTTACAACCATTATTCGCATGAAAATGAACCAGCGTATGTGTCTTATTTATTTTATTTAATAAATCAAACATATGTTCATTTTGAATATCGGACAGCCCCTTAAAATAATCAGGATAGAGTTGTATATCGCCAGGAGTATGAATTTCAATGATAAGTTGTTTAATTTTCTGTATATAGTTACTCCGTATTAATGTAGGCATAATTCGATATTCGTGTCCCTCAATATCCATTTTCATGAAAATGTTGTTTGACTTTATCATATATTCATGTAAATCTGTAAGAGTATCAGTATTTGTTGCACCCAGATTCTTCTTTACAAAGTTAATTTTTTGACTTGGAACAGGTAAGGCATTAATTGTTCCATCAAAAGCGTAGCAGGGTACATCTGGATAGAGACTTACAAAATGCTCTTCAAAACTCGTATCATCATTTATTCCGCCTGATATAAATAAATCATATGTGTCAGGAAGTTTAACAATAACGTAGCCACCATCATTGGGTCTGCCAACTCGGTGTTTCGAAAAGGGGGATGTATATAGAATTAAGTTTTCCATTATGACTGTACTCTCTCTTTATGATTTTTTAAGCCTAGCGACTAACATATGGAAATGTCCAGGGGTGGAGTTGTCCAGGATCTTCACCGGTCATGTCCGCAATTTCACGACGGACAACATGAGGATAGACATTATTGTAGTAATTATAGTCTTCCGCTGTGGGAACACGACTTGTTACGAGTTGTACCATCGTACCAGGAGATGTGAAAAACTCGCGAAGCGGGCTTATCACAGAAAGGAGGATTGCTGATGCAAAAATAACGAGAGCTAGGGCTCTATGGGATAGACGCATTCTACTTAACCTCTACCAATTAGTGATGCTGCCTGTTTAAAAGATGCCGCAGCCGCCATATCACCTTCTAGGGCAGCTTGCATTGCTTTATCTAAAAGCATGGTTTGTTCATCGAGTTTTTTAGGTGTGAAGTTAGCGGGCATTTCTGCCATTTGGGGCATTTGGGTCATCTGGCCGTAGGGTGCACCCTGGAGTTGCATAGCAGCAGTTGTACGATATTGGTTAAATGTAGGTGATTGGATTGGTAGAAGAATCTGTGCATCAAACGGTAATGAAACGGGTTCCATCATAGGGGGCTGCATCGGCATAGGGTACATAGAGGGCTGCATTTGCATAGGGTACATAGAGGGCTGCATCTGCATAGGGTACATAGAGGGCTGCATCTGCATTTGCATAGATGGTACCATAAGATCCGCAGCAGGCTTCGCTAATACTTGTTGAGCGGGTTGACTTGTCGAAATCTTATTTCCGCTTGCATCCTCAAATCCTTCAGAATATGAACGCGATACCACAACTCCTCCAAAGAGAACTGTGCAAATAAGCACAATAAGCGCAACTGTAATTGTTGACATACGCATTTCCTATTTATCTATGGTATAGAAAAATAGTAAGTATAATGATTGTATTATAGACTCTTTAGTAAGGGTCACTGCGCTTACCACTAAAGGGTCACTACGCTTACCACTAAAGGGTCGCTGCGCTTACCACTAAAGGGTCGCTGCGCTTACCACTAAAGGGTCGCTGCGCTTACCACTAAAGGGTCACTACGCTTACCCTGCAGGGTCGCTTACTTCGTTACGCTTACCGCGGGAAGCCTACCAGGTTCGCGCCAATACCGAAGCCGGCACCCTGGCGAGCCGTAACGCCGATAGACGGGGAGACGAGGTCGAGCACGGCGAAAACAGCCGCGGCGACGATGGCGATGGCGACAACCTCCTGGAAGTCCATGCCCTTCCGGGGAACGAGCACGGCAGCGAGACCGACGGCGATACCCTCAATCAGATACTTGATGGCGCGATTGAGAACTTCAGCGAGATCCATTATTATATTTCTCCGTGAGAAAAAAGTTGGGCGCAGCTGCGTGGAAACCCCCTAAAGAAATATACCAGTAAGCCCTTAGAATGTCAAAGGAGACCAACTATACCGAGAAGGAGGACTATCTTGAGGAAGATCAGGAAATCCCTGGTCAGAAGTTTTGTTTACTGAGTTTTTTGAGTCCGGAGAAGACACTTGCAAG